CACCGTCAGTTACATATACCTTATCATTTTTACTGGTTGCGTGGGAAACTGCAACTACAAAATTACCAATATCGGTAATAGTATCAAGCTGAATTTTTACTCTCATTTTAAATCTCCTTCTTTATTCTCTGATATTTATGTCTATAATTCCAAACAAAATCTATTAGTTCATCAAATTTAAACTTAAGCTGATCATACACATCAAATTTTACATACTTACGACCAGTCTCTTTATCTGTCCAAGCCTGCTTAAGCATCTCCCTAGCGAAGACCGGCCAATTAAGAGTATCACCGTCAGTAATATCAATTCTACCGTCTTTAAAATCACCACACCAAGGCTCAAGATAAACTCGGTCATTTTCAATATACAGAATCATTTCGTACTCAGAACGCGACCAAAATTGGTGCATTAGGTCTCTATCAAGCAGCTCAACAAACTCTTCCTTAGTAGTACACTTTTTCTTAAGCTTCTTTATGTAATCTTCTCTTCTGGTCGACAAAACGTTATATACTCTCACATCATGAGCATTCCAATCATGTAGAAGCACATTCCAAACAAAGGGTGGCCTAGCTGTTTTCATTATCTTATCTCCTTAATATGACTGTATAAAGTATCTATAGAGCTTACCGACCTTACCCATTCCCCAAGGATGACAGGAATCTTTGCCTAAGTGTTTTTTAGCCCAGTCATAAGCTTTGGCAGCAGTAGGAAAGCCTGACTTTACAGGAATAAAAAGCTTTTCTGTATCCATAATTTTATACATCAGCGAATCTCCTTCCAACCATTAGCTTCAATAATAGCTCTCATATTTTGTACGCCGACTGGATTTGCAGAATGTAATCTAAAATTAATATGACTGCAATTAACTATCCCACGACGATGAAGACGTTCCAGCTCTTTCAATATAACAATATAATCTTCTTTGCCGCCTCTACGGAAATCACCAGCATCATGATCAAAGTCAATTAAATCGATCTCCGCAACATTTGCTCTAATAAATCGTAAAGCCTCATTTATATCCTTAAACCAAAGATAATCTCCAGGCGGAGCAGACCTTACGTCATCAATCCATAACTTGATAAGTTATCACTCCCTTACTAAAAATTCTTCTCCAAAAATATCCTCATACTCTATGGTTTTATCTTTCCAAAACGGTATCCGTACTAATGGTATTTTATTACGAATAGCATACTGGTTTTTTTCGAAATCACGCATCATCAAGGCCTCGGTATGCCAGCTAGACTTGCTATTAGTCGCATGTTGCTCTCCATCGAACTCAACTAAACGGGTAATAATCCCATTATTATGAATGGCAAAGTCAAATTTTCTGCGAGGTAAATCCTCAAAAATATATTCCATATAATAGTCAATTTTATTAAGATCTAAAATATTTTTTACTGCACTAGCGCCAAGAGATAGCGTCGTTCTGCTATGTCCGCAATTTTTAGATGCGCCATTAAGTAAATCAGCCATACGAACAGCTCTAATAATACCACAAGAACACCTACAAGCATAAAATTGATCATTATGTTTATTCGTAGTTTCCGATTTACCGACTACGGTCCACTCATTATACTGTTCACCTTCCTTTAAAATAACACCCATACAATAACAACTTCTACTCCGTCCGTTTATCAGAGCAGATTTATCAAGAACCCTAATATTTCCGCAAAGACATTGACAAACTAAAGTGCTGCGAGAACAGGATTTATACTTTTTTGGCTTTCCAACGTCAATAACAGTCCAATGACCGTATTTATGTCCTATGTATTTAGTTAAATCCACAACTTAATTAGTTCTCCTTATTTAAATAATTTTCTGCATAATATTTTGCTGCTATAGCAATAGCCACAGAGCTATTAGGATCCTTAATACAAGTTCTGATATGCTCCTCAAAAGGATGCTCTGCTCTCCAAGCTTCAGCAATACGCTGCTGTTCTTCGTTATATGCTTTCAGTTCTTTAGTAGCCTCTGCCCAAAGCTCTTCTTCATGTTCTCGTCGATAGTCCATAAGCTCTTCTGAATACTCCTGTTCCATGGGCCAGCAGACAGCATTAGCAAAAATAATGCCACCCACAAAAAGAATAGCACCGGTAGCTGTTCCAGCATAAAGCCAGTTACTAAAACAAGCGGCAAGAACACTGAAAGTAATCATAAAGACTAAGCCAACCAGACAGCCCCAGCCGATGCAGTGAAATCCAATACAACTCCACTTGTAGGATTGTTCACGAAGGTGTGTTTCGGGCTCAGTTCGCGGTCTACTACATTTTACCTTTTCAATAGAAAAATAATTCTTTCCAGGCTCAAAAGTCTCTTTGTCAAAATACATCTCCATAGTAACCATGATAAAATCCTCCATAAATAGTAAAAACTTCCTATATTATAATACAATATAGGAAGTTATATTTTTGCAATATTTTACAATTTTACTGAATTAATTGCCTGGAAAAGATCTATTACTCGCTGAAAATTAGACTTAAGTTCATATGCTTTCGTGGGCTCATCTACAGCTTCTTCTTTTTGTTTTTTATCTTGCTCAGCAAACATTTTTTCAGCCTCAAGTCCGAGCTCCGCGAGATAAACAACCCACTTAAGCCAGTCAGCCTTATTAGCATTCATCTTTCTGATACCGGCATTTTTACCACACTCTTCAAGATGAATAGCGTATCTGAGCTCGTTCTTAGCCTTTTCAAGTGCAGCTTCCGCAGCGTCAAGCATATCTTTATCCACCTTAATCATTAGTTGGGCTCCTTATCAAAGATATATTCCTTAAGGTCTCGCTCAAGAACGTGAAGCAGGGCTTTAATAGAAGCTACTTGCTCGGCGGGAAGGTCTGCTACAGGGCTATTTTCGTCATAGATAACTTCATGCAGGCCTTCAATTGCACCCTTAAGCTCTGGTTCAGTGGAATACTTTCTAAAACAAACGTATTCTCCTTCCATAAAAAGCTCAAGAGGATCATTTTCTTTAAGCCGCATAGTACGTCTTACTTCCTTAGGAATAACTACTCTTCCAAGGTCATCAATTCTTCTTACAATTCCGGTTGATTTCATAATTAATTCTCCTTAAAAAATTCCATGAGTTTCTTCAAGTCTTACTTCTTCAATGTGATAAATCGGAAGCGCCTTAAGCTTTTCCTGATAGCGAGCAATTCTCTCACCTCGACAGCCAATAAGCGGGCCAGGACGGTCAGTATAAACAGTAAGCACATTCTTTCTTAGACTGTAGAGCATAAGATGTGTTACTTTAGCATCGTCTTTCCACTCTCTTAGAACGTCGCGAACCATAGAATCATACATAATACATTCTTCCTCCATAATTGTTATATTATATTATACAATACAAATATTGCCGATTTCAATATTTTTAATAAAAAGAAGGCATATATTTCAATGCCTTCTCAGATAGCCTAAATTTCGCTTATATTGAGCTTTAATGTTTGCCTTTGCAGTTTTTCTTACTACCGCAGTTATGCTCGCCAGAGCAAGAATTACAGCCTTCTGTATCGCCACAACGGTCGCTATTACATTCACAAGCAGATTCCTTATGAATCTTAGCGTTATTACGACAACAATCTAAGATAGTATTCATAACTTCGCCATTTACTACATTGTCAGAACTATTATAAGCAGTAGTATACTTTGTGCCACTAAGTTCACTTGAAGCAGAAGTGGTTAAATGAGTATCTAACTGATTTACACAAGGTGTTCTATAATCTTCAATACTTGGTTGAACACAAGTAATCTTATTAAACTGATTCTTATTACACCAGGTACAAGGAGTATCTCCAATGTAAACGCCACCCTGTTCTAAATTGCTTCTCCAAACACAGCCAGCACAAGGATCAGTACTGTCTGAGGGCCACTGATAACCAATGCCTGTCTGAAGTGTCGGATTCTGTACCATAGTGGGATGTAGATAGTCTTTTCCGCAAGTAGGACAACTTACCTTGTTTCCAACAGCGCTGAGCTTAAGGTCTATAAGTTCATAGGTAAATTCACAACCGCAGCGGTCACAAAAACCATGAAAAATGGTCTGTCCAGGTTTAGTAATTTTAATTGCCATTATTTATCTCCTTATTATTTTCATTTTTAGGAATTTCGCGTTTAAATTCATATGTAGGTATACAATCTAATATGAGTATCAAGAATAGAAGCCACAAACAGTGAAGACTTCCAGTAAGTACTACCATAAAATATACAAAAGCAAGAATAGCTACAAGGCCAAGAAATCTACAAACTATTGAGGCTATAATACAAGCGGTCCAATTTTTCATTTTTAAACCTCCGTTATCTTAACAAGTTCTTTAGCATTTAAAATTCTAACTGCGTACAAGCCACATTGAGTTGCTGCGTCCTCGAACCACATAGAATCGTAAGGTTTCTTTGCCTTCTCCTTATTCTTCTTCCTGGAATGATACCAAGTCATAGAAGGAATCGCTACAAGAAGGGGGAACAGCGGACCAAACAAGCAGTTCTGGAAAGAATGTCCGAATTCATGTGCGTTAAGATTTCCACGAGACTTTTGATCACGAAGGAAGCAAAGTCCGAATTCAAGTCCACCCCAGAAGTTATGTCCGACTGAGATACTATAAATCCAATGATAAGGCTTAAAAGTAATTTTAATCTTATCTTTTGCAAAAAGCTTTACTACCGCAAGCACGCCTGAGACAACAAGACCGGCCAAAGTCCAAAGTAGACCCCAAGTACACGCAAGAAGATAATAAAGCCGACGGTGTTTCACGAGAAACTTAGTCCACGCGGCACACAAGTTAAATAAAAATGTTCCAGCCTTAGTATGCTCATAGGCTGCTTTGATTTCTGGAACAGATGTAGCCAAAATAATTCTCCTTTTTATATAGTTATAATATATTATACAATAAAAAGTATAAAAATAAAGGCTAGCTTTTATACTAACCTTTATTTTTAAAATTAATATTAGTGACCCAATACAGAAACGTCATTGCCCTGTCCACCATCTAAGCTAAGATTTACGGAAGGCTTAATGTCAAAAATCTCCTCAAGCTCGTCATCCTTAGACTCTGTCTTAATCGACTCTTCAACGAATTCATCTTCTGCTAGAGTTTCTTCAACAGGTGCTTCTTCAGCTACCTCGTAAGGCATCATCACGCCTATAATCTTGTAACCATTTGCTTCTTCACAGAACTGACACTCATCTTCAACATTAACAAGGTTAGACTCTTCATCAACAATAATATCAGACTCAGCCTTAATTACAAGAGCACCACACTTATCGCACTCACAGATAAGCTGTCTGGGCTCATCCCCTGCAGCAGGCTCCTCCACGGGTTCCTCATCAACAGGAATCTCTTCCTCTACAACTTCATCTTCAGCGGCCTCAGTGAGTGCTTCCTTACAAGACTCAGTAAGGTCGGGGAAAAGGAACTTAATTACCTCTTTGGCATCCTCTATGTTCTTAACGTTGTGAGTCTCATCGATAGAAGGCTCTTCAGCAAAAAGCTTCTTACCATTCTTTGTCGCAGTGATAACTGCAATGTCTTTGCCGTTATCGTCTCTAGTCATCGTCATTGTGTAATCAGATAGACCTAGCTGCTCTGCAGCCTGTGTGTATAAGTCAATTACATTCTTACTCCAAGCAGTGACACCGTTGTCATTGTCAAAGTTTTCAGTAATCTCGAGCTCTTCATAAAGTTTATCAAGCTCTTCAAACGTACTAATAAAATTATACATTTTATAAATCTCCTTAGTAATTTTAAATTTATTTTATTATTTTAATTATTATTTATATTTCTACTATATTTCCAGCAACTCTATAATTCTTACCATTCCAAATAAGCTGATCAACTTCATACATCTGACCTTCATATTGTCTTAAGTCATTCGGAAAAGCTACCCAAGCAGCAGGATTTGTACCATCTGTAGCAAGAGCTCTTAGGCGACCGCCTTGAGATACAATTCTTACTACATATTTACCATTTGTTGGTATGTTATTATTAGCTGTTTGCGTTGCCGCGGTAGACTGTACACTATTAGGCACAGTATTAGTGGGCTTACTAGACATAGAAACCCAACTACTCATAGTTGGCTTATCAAAGATGCCTTCATTAATGTCTTCTTCCCCAAGGTCGCATACCGGACACTGACCAAAATCAGTTAGTCTCATACCACAGAAATTACAACAATCATGCTCTTGCTCAGGCTCAAAATCAAGGTCAAGATCATGTTTAGGCTCTTTGACTGCTACTCTTGGCTGCTGAAGTCTTTGCCACATACGGTAAAGTTGAGCATCAGTATATTTACTAAAGTTATAATTTTTACCGGCCTTTTTGAGCTCATCTATATGAAATTGTCGGTCATTATAAGCTTCATCAAGTTCCATAAAAATACGAAACATATTCATACTTAGCAACTCCTTTCAATAAGAGTTTTTACTAAATAATTTAGCAGTTATTTTACAAACAATTTTTAATCTTTGATAATATTTACCTTTTCTTTAGTCCAAACCTGCTCTGCACGCTCAAAAGAAGCAGTTCCTTTATTTAAAAAATCTTTGCCAAGGCCACGTTTAAGAATTATGAACTCTCTTAAACCTCCGTCCCACATACAGACGAATGCTTGCAATAAGTGTATCGGAATAAAAATAAGAAGATAAGCAAATAAATTTATTTTTTGTTCACGTATAAAAGTTTTCTCATCCTGCTTAATTAAGGTATAGGAACATAAGGGTCTACACCACTTTGCTGCATGGTTAAGCTTTCCTATGTAAGTCCACTCTTTAAGTGATATTTTCTTTTTGTTTTTCACGTTCTTCATACTCCTCAAAATAAAACTTAATCTTACGTTCGTGAGCCTCAACTAAGCCGTAGTCTAGCCCAACTTTATATATGTAATTATCTCTATAAAGCTTTGCCGGAATCTCTTCAATATACCTTCTAAATACTTCTAAAGAATGCGCTCGTTTATAGTGATTACAGCGCCGGCAAGCTGGAACATAGTTTTCAAAGCACTCAATTTCTTCCTCAGAGTATCGCTTAAAGCGTTCTCGCTGAACAGGAATAAGATGATCTAACTGCCAGTCTTTTGGGCCAAGCTCTTTTCCGCAGTAAGCGCAGTGTCCATCATATTTATTATAAACTGCCTCGCGTACTTTCTTAGGTATTGCTTTCCGTTTCATTAGAGCTCCTCACATTCAAAACCGGCTTCTCTAAGCCACTTAGCTATAATATGTCTATGACAAAAATCTTCTGATTTCTCATAACACAAAAGTGTTTTGCCTTCAAGAATCATTGCAACTTCTGCTGGATTTAACTTACTCAAGGTCTGCTCTCGATAAAGATACTCATAGTATTGTTGAGATTCGTTTTGCTCTTCAAATGAAAGATGCTTCCACCACCATAGAAGCCCTTCAATTGGTACTAGGGCCTCAAAAGTAGAGCCACGCCAAAATTTGCAATATCTTGCTACTGATACCCCATCTTCAGGCTTATATTTACGAGATGAAAAATAAGAAGTATGTATCAAAATATAATCCTCCAAATAAATTTATATATAATATTATACGATAAAAGCGCCCAATTTAAGGACGCTCTAAATTAAAGTATTCATATGCTTTTAACGCGGCTTCTTGACGCAGCTCATAGCTAGCTGGCCTACATCTTTCATAAGATTTAGCAAAAGCAAGTGCAGCTTCAGCAGGATCTCTCATAGCTAAGAAATCCTCATAGCTAAATCCTGCTCTATAGTCTTTACCAAAAGTATTAATTTCCCAAACAATAGTCTCAAGTAAAAAGTCTAATTGTTGTTCAAAAGAAAGCCCATGTGCTTCAGGATAAAATTCTTTAGCCCACTGACATAGGCCATAGTACTCTCCATCTGAGCTATAAATATTTGGTTTAAGATCTAAAGAGCCGCCTGAAGTCTCAATCATCATATTACCAATAATCGCACAGGTAATTTCTTGACTAAAACCCTCTTGTCTGAGAAACTCCCAGACTTTTGTTGCATAATAATGCTCTTCTTCCCACTGTTTAATTTTATCTAAGTAGTTATTCTCCAACTCAGTAGGCTTCGGAGTGGGTGTGAGCACGGGAGTCGGTTTTGGTGTAGGGGTAGGCTTTGGCGTAGAAGTAGGTTCTATTAAAGTTATCTCAGTCTTAATCGGTTTCTCTACATAAGTGTCAACTGACTCTGCTTCACCTTGGCTTAAAATAAACCAAAAGAGTAAAATCAATACCATAATTAAAAATAATTTAATAAATAAATTAATATGTCGTTTTAACATTAACTACCTCCGTATTTTAAGTGTAAATAATATTATACAATATTGATAAGTAAAATTAAAAAGAAAAGAGCGCAGCAATATATACCGCGCTCAATTATGTACAATTTTACTTAAAGTCTTCCCACTTAATCTTAACAATAACTCGCTTACCACAACGGTCGCGCATCTCTATCTTAGGACGACCAACGAGACCCTCCATTTTTGCGGTACCCATAGTAGAATCAGGATGACCCTTTACAAAGTTTACGCCTTCCTGAATAGTTCCCTCGAAGATAATAGGCACGATATCAATACCAAATGCCTTTGCGATATCTTCTACGGATTCTCTAGGCTGGTAGTTGCCTGCAATAAGAACGTCAAACATAATAAAGCTTACGTCAGCTCTGTAGTTTCCACCGTTCTGAATCTTAGGACCATAGCCCTCACCAAAAAGAATTACCGGCGTCTCACCAAACTTCTCCTCAAAAATCTGTTCAGCCTCATTTGTCTTAAAAGTAGCCATAAGGTAGTTAAGAAGATGTGTAGGAATCTCAGCTCTTTCTGTTCTGCCGTTAAATGTAATAGTATGTCCATCCCAACAAACGGATATATTGGTTCCGTCAATCTTCTCGGTAAAAGTCCAAATATTATCCTTAAGAAACTCTACTGTAGGATTTCTAAACTCACCCTCGAGAAGCTTCTTAGTTCCTTCCATATCTCTCTTGTAAAGAGTATCAATCTTATTGTATTCAATCATTTTATTTTTCTCCTTTAAATTAAATCTTTAACAACTCTTTCGTTAACACTCATAAGAAATTCATTAATTGCATTATAGTCCGGCTTCTCGGGCAGACTCGTATTTTCAGCAGCATAATCAAGCCGCTTCTCATAGTCACTTACCATTTCATAGAATT